GAGATCTCGCGCAAAGGCAACTATGGGGGAAAAACGTCGTAGGACAAGAACGATGGCTGACGAAAGCCTCCGTCGCTCTGACCAGAAAGTTGTTCGAGGCACCAGAGAGGGCGAACGAATGGCGCCCGGCACAGGCGGCGGAAGTTATCTAGGTGCTACGAAGACTCGTAAATATAGAGAGTTATCGCAGCGAGCATACGAGCGTATGGCCAAGCGCGGCATAGTCGGATACGACGGTAGACGCCGTAAGATACGTAACGAAGAAGATCTTGACAAGGCCAATATTGCTAGATCGCGTCCTAGCGGGAAGGGTTTTGCGAGGGGCGGAACAACTGGCAAGCGCCTACCAATTATCAAGTCAGCTAGAAAGCCGCGCAAGCCCTCAAGTGGCAGCAAGCGTTCAAAGAGCTCACAAAGCGCACCAAAGCAGCAGGCAAAAAGAAAGCGCAATATTCAGCAAGCTGGGAAGCGGCGCAAGTAGAGCCTAGTCCCCAAGCAGGCGCTTTTCATGGTGTGGGAAAACTCGCTCGCCCTCACCCTCTGCGACATTGTCCTCGTAAAAATTCATGTCTTCATCGGCAATGTCTTCATTGATTAAAAGCTCTTTGACGCTCTTAACTGGATTAAATGTGGCGACATACGATCCATCTTCGTCTTGCCCAATAACTTTCATGCCAGCAGCCGACATGCAGGCTATTGAGATATTCCACAAATAACCCACAAATTCATCCATCGCAGCGTCGTCCTCAAGATCTTCTTCGTTTTCTTCAAAGAAAAACCATAAAACTTCGGTCACGTGGTTGAGGATGTCTACCGTTGCATCTTTTCTTTGCTTTTTATTAAAAGCAATTTTTGGTGTTGCAGCTGTTGCCATTGATACAGACTAGTGGCAGCTGGAGCCATGGTCAATGTACCTTCTGGGAGCAAAGTTGCTTAATGTTAAAATTAAATAGCTCCACTTCTCCATAACGGTTGACGCGAGGATTTAATGATTGTTTCAATTGCGGACATAAAAACCTATATGGATATATCGCTGACCGCCAGGCAGGAGGATGCGGCGACGATGATTCTTGCTGGCCTGCAAAGCGAGCTAGAGGCGTACCTCCGCCGCCCAATCGAAGTGCAGGAGTTTGAAGAGAGTCACCGCCTGGACATGGGGCATACCGGCGTGCCAATGGGTTCATTTCTCACTACCAAAGATATGGTCTGGGATAGCACATTTGCTGACTCAAATACGCTTGATGCAACTACATGGGCAACTCCGCCGCCAGCTATTTATTTGAAAAATACACCCATAGCGTCAATAACGGAAGTTCGCGTTACTCCGCTGCTTGGCGAAGAACGGGTTTTGGTAGCAGACCAGGACTATGTAACTAGATCATACGGGCTTGATTACTACTACGGTTATGCTGATGATTTGGTTACTGTCACCTATGAGGCTGGCCTTGATGGCAGCACGATACCTGTATTTAAATTGCTTATTTTGCGTGCAGCATCTCGAGAAATGCAGAACATGCATGACGATGTTGTCGGCATAAAAGATTTAAACACGAGAAATACTGGGCCACTCATAACTGGATTCCTAGATTCCGAATTAGCTTCTGTAAGGAAATATAGAAGAGTCAGAGCATAAAAAATGGGCACCGCATACGTAGAACTAGATGTAAAAGTTGACATAGACGAAGCCCACGATCGCCTTGAGGCGATGAAAGACAGGATGAAGAATTTCAATCCTGTTTTTAGATGGGGGGCCTCGCGGCTTGAGCGTGCATTTTCACAAAACTTTACGATGATGGGCGCGCTATCTGCGGCGGCAATGGTAAAGGGAATGTGGCCGCCACTTGACCCAGCGTACGCCGCAAGAAAGGCACAAAAATTTCCGGGTGCTCCAATGATGGTTATGACTGGCCGGCTGTGGGGTGATGTATCAAATCTGGCGAATAGTCCAAAGAACGTACTTTCCGACATGGAAGCTGAATATGTAGTTGATAACAGAATCGCCAGATTTCACCAGGACGGAACGCGAAACATGCCAGCACGACCAATTGTGTTTGTGCCTCGAGATTTTGATAGGGAAATCGGAGAAAAAATAATTCAGTACGTCAAGCATGGAAGTCAATTGACATGATTCAGCTTATGAACGGTTCGCATGCCGCCAAGCAATATGTAAATCAATACCTCCAGACCGACATACCGGTAAGGATAATTACGTATAGGAATGGCTGGAATCTTGACAGCGTTGCACTGCCAGACCCAGAGCAGTACATAACTTATGAACCACTTGCTATTGATGCATGGCCGTCAATTATTACTGTTCTATTGTCAACAAATCAGCTAACACGTATTTCGTTTGATGGCGGTCATCCTCTTTACCGTATTTCTTATTCAATGAGAACATATGTTTGGGTAAGAACAGAGGGTTCTGAGCAAACATCCTTAATGCGTGATCAGTTGACAACTGTAGTTAGGTCTGCTCTTCTTGACTACCCATGCCTAAAGGCGATTGACCCGAGAGATACATTCCGTGTGTCAATAGATGAAAACAGTATTCGTGAAGAATTCTCCGATACAACACTCCTAAAGGGTGACAGATTCATGGCTGGCGCATTCATTGGCTACACGCTTGAAATGGATGAAACTGTTCAACGTCAAGACATAGCAACGCTAACGGACTACGACTTTGTCGCCGTAGGGGTTGGGCCAGCCGAAGATCTACCTACGTTTACTTCATAATAAGAAACTAAATAGATAGTTGCACAAAATATTCATTACCCATCTGTACAATTGAGTCCGATACGGGATTGGCCCTAGAACAGGAAGGTCCTATGCCAGGCGTAGTTATTTCAACTTCAGTAAGAACCGGTCCATCAACAGCGACGGTTCGTAGTTCATCGCAGCTGTTCGTCGTGGGCCTCGCAGAGCGTGGTCCATCGGACACGGCCACTCTTGTTCAGAGCATCGCCGAGTTTGAGGATGTTTATGGCGAGTACCAGTCGTACTCGTATCTGCACTCAACTGTTGAAACCTTCTTTGAAGAGGGTGGGACGCAGTGCTATGTCGGACGCGTTGTCGGTGGAGACGCAGAAACTGGAAGCATTACACTCCAGACATCTGCTTCCGTAGAGGTAATCGAACTGACCGCTAATGGGCCTGGCGCATGGAGCGAAGATGTTGATGTTGAAGTTACGCACCCAAGTGGCTCAACATTCAAGATCAATATCTACTACCTTGACGATCTAAAGTACACAACTGGTACCGTATCAACCATTAGCCAGGCAGTCGGCAGAATTAACTCTTCAGCGATTGCAACACGGTATGTTTCAGCGGCTGTGCTCGCAACTTCTGGCAGACCAGAAGCATTGGCAGTTACGGCGCTAGCAGCTGGCGACGATGATCGTAGCAGCGTTGTATCTGCTGATTACGTTTCGGCGCTTGACCTATTCAACGACTCATACGGCACTGGCGCTGTAACTTGCGCAGAAGAGTGCGGAACAACTGTTGCCGCAGGCCTTGTGACGCATGCAAATGCAAACAGCAGAATTGCATTGCTGTTTGATACAGAGGGCGCGACAGCATCAAGCGTAAAAGCAAAGGCACTTGCCATTCAGGCCGAGGATCATGCCGAGCATGCCGCGCTGTACTACCCATGGGTTGAGGTCCCAACTTCAGTCAATGGTGTTACTCGCTTCATCCCACCCGTTGGATATGTGGCAGCGAAGCGCGCGGTAGCGCACAACGGAACTGGGCCGCATGCCCCAGCCGCTGGCCTATCATCAGCTGCAAGATTCGTCCTCAATACCAAGACTGACGTCAACAAGACTGTTGGCGACGATCTTGATGAGGGATATGTCAATGCCCTGCGAGTAATTCAGAACACCGTGAGAATCTACGGTGCTCGCTCGTGTTCGGCAGATACTGACAACTTCCGCTATATAACACAGCAGGACGTTGTTAACTCTGTGGTGACTGAGGCATACAGAACGCTTGAAGATCTGGTTTTCTCCCCAATTGACGCGCGCGGTGCGGTCTTTAGCCAGGTTGAGGGTCGTCTCACGGTCGTTCTGGCAAACATGCGCG